CATCCAGATGCCCTTGCGCCGGGAGGCGGCGATCTTGTCGCGGATGCGCTCGCCGGTGACCTCGCGCTCGAACTGGGCAAAGGACAACAGGATGTTCAGCGTCAGCCGTCCCATCGAGGTCGTGGTGTTGAACGCCTGTGTAACAGAGACGAAGGTCACCCCATTGCGGTCGAATACCTCGACCAGCTTGGAGAAGTCCATCAAGGAGCGCGACAGCCGGTCGATCTTGTAGCAGACGATCACGTCGACCAGACCATCCTCGATGTCGGCCAGCAGACGCTTCAGACCGGGACGCTCCAGTGTGCCGCCCGAGACACCACCATCGTCATAGGCATCGCGCACCAGCACCCAGCCCTCGGAGCGCTGGCTGGCGATGTAGGCCTCGCAGGACTCCCTCTGGGCATGCAGGGAGTTGAACTCCTGCTCCAGTCCTTCCTCCGATGATTTGCGGGTATAGACAGCGCAGCGGAGCTTGCGCACCAGCTTGTCGGGTTTGACGAGCGCGTTCATGCCGCCCCCTTGTGGTTCTTCAGACCAAAGAACAGCCAGCCATTCCAGCGTGTGCCGGTGATGGCGCGGGCGACTGAGGACAGCGACTGGTAGGGCCGGCCCTGCCATTCATAGCCGTCCTGCAGGACTGTCACGACCTGCTCCACCCCTTGGTAGTCCCGGATCAACCTTGTGCCCGCCATGGGCTTGCGGTCGGTGCGGACGCGGCTCCTGGTGCGGTCGCCACCGTCGAGCTGTTCGCCCAGTTGTTCCAGCCGTCGCACGGTCTCGGGCTTCATTCCGCCATAGGCCAGTTCCTGAATGCGGTAGGCCAAGCGGCTTTCGAGGTAACGGCGATTGAAGGGTGGCGGTTCGGTGGTGAACAGATCGCGCCATTGCTGCTTCAGGTCCGGCGTCGTGGTGGTCTTGAGCGCGGCCAGGCGCGCGGGAATGGGATCGGTGTGGGTCATGCGGGCGCAGAGCTCGGCGCGGCGGGTCGTGGGCGACATCAGGTGGGCGGGATAGGGGTTGGGGCCGGACATGGCAGACCTTTCGGGTTCATCTGCCAGGTAAAGGCCAATCGAGAAGGCGGAATGGGACAAGGTCGCAAAATTTAAATGCTGAAATTGACCTCCATGGCTGTAGGTTCGCTAAGGTGCTCAACCGGAGGCTTTCATGGCTCGCAGCATAATCAGGACCTGCCCCAACCTTTCCGCCGTATTTGACACCGCCGAGGTCGGATCTGTTGCGGCGTTCTTACGCGCGAAACCGTTCGAACTTCTAAAGTGGGTCAGCACATACCTCACAGAAACTGACGGGCTGTCTGACATTGAACTGGCGAAATCAACACTAGGAAAGGAAAGAAAAGACCGACTGAAGCCGCTAGAGTCTGAGGCAGCACGCATCGTAACGATGGCAGCAAACCGCGGACGATTTGCCTTGGAGGGGCTGGCTCAAAGCAAGCTTGCACGTGAGCGCCTGAAAACTTTTACCGATCAGAAGGATGAACTGACACGCAGTCTTTGGACCTATGTCAACGAATCCATTTTGTTTGAGGCTGCGGAGAACAGCCTGCATATGCGCCTGTATCGTCGTTATGACCGACACTATCAGACGTTTCTTTCCGAACCTTCTGTCGGGATCGACCAGGAGGCCGAGGCAAAGCTCATCAAGGGATTGCTGGCAAAGCTGGAAGCCGAACTGAACCGCGGCAAGGGCTACAGCATCGACCGCTTTGACATTCCCGAAGAAGGCGACGAGCCGGCGGCAGTGATGTATCTCCTTTACCATCCCAGTCCTGCCACCAGCGTTCGGGACCTGGACGAAGATGGCAATCGTGCCCGGATTTACTTTAGGCCGCCCGGCGAGGCGATGATCTTTTACACACCTTCCACTGGCCGTGTCCATATTCGGGCCGGCAGCCGATCGCTGCGCCACAAGATTGCAGATGAATTCATCGAGACGGTGCTTCAGCAGGAACCTTCTCATGAGCCTGTGGATTTCCAAGCCTATGATATATCGAATTTCCACACCAAGTTTGATCTGGAAAAGCCGCTTTTTGACGAGGTGGAAATCAAGACGGCAACTATCATCCGCGTCGAAGTCAGCGTGGAAGATCTCGCCAGCCGACTGTCGATTTCGACGTCAATTGATGGCAACCTGCAATCGCTGGTCGAAAAGCAGTCTGGGCTTGGCCGAATTCTGGAGCGGGCAATTGCAACCCGCTTTCTGGAGATTGCTGTTCGCTATCGGTTGAAGGAGCGTGATGAAACACGGACCCTGACGTTTACATTGACCGACCGGAATACCTGCAGTCTGTTCAGTGTCGACGATCCTTACGAGCGTGTCCTCGGGCATCGCCTGCTACGACACTGGGGCATAATGCGCGAAGGACGTGCGCCCAACGAAACCGACAGCATGCAGGCTTTGCCGGGCCTGCTGGAATTATGGGACATGGGGCTGGACAAGGTTTCCGGCGCTTGGCTTTACGAACGTCATATTGATCCTGGACTTTTGATTGACATCGGTTTTCTGGTTGTGACCGGTTCAGAAGGTGATGATGACGAGCAAGATGTCGACCTGATCGACGACGAGGATAGCTTAGGCCCCGTCATCGCCGAGGTTGTGTCGCGCAAAGACGGTCCGAGCCTTTTAGCTTCTTCGGGACAGGACGCACCTGCTGGTCCAGCGGAAAGATACCGGGTTTACCGTGTCCGAAAAGGTTGGGTAGCCCAGTATCTCCAAACCTATGCTGCAAAGATCCTGACGAACACAGCCCCCATTGTGCTGGATGGTAGTCTGGTCGCATTGGGGACACTGCCCATCAACGGACGGGAAGTGCCGATTTACCTCGCGCGCGGATTGTCAGACGAAAAGACGCGTGCGGAAATCGACAGCCAGTTGAGGGCGCGCGACGCGAGCGAGGTCGGCCTAGTCCTGCAAGCCAATAGGTCATTCGGGACTTCGCTTGCAGGAAACGTTCTAACAGCGCTGGTCGATCATCTCGAAGGAACCTTCCCCGAGATTGTATTGAACTGGGAAAGCCTTCGAACTTTTTACCAGCGCAATGTATCAGTTGCCCGCGGTGGCTCTGCTGTCGAACTTCTGAAGAATGGGGAAAATGCCGTCGTACTATGCATTCCCGGTAAGGGTACAATTGACATAGCCGGTGCTCAGCGGGTTCTCGTCATCGAAAAGCTGGTAAACGCTCACAAATTGGGCACGTCACCAGTTATCAGTGGTGATCTTACCAAAGGGATTGAGGGCCAATCTCTCGCCAATATCTTCAACCAGCCACTCTGGAACAAATTGAAATCAGGCTTCGTCCGTTCCCCGAAACACCGGTACTGGGAAATAGCGGTTGGACCGTCAACTCCGGTTTAACTCCGGTCGGGCAGGCTGACTAACTCCGATTCGTGCTGCCAATAGATGGGCTCCCTGAACAAAGGAGCTACCCGATGGCCAAGTTGACCCTACCCGCCACTGCTACCACCCTGATGCTCAAAACGCGGCAACCTATGGCGCCGTCCGAATGGCGCTGCCTGGAATGCCATAAGCTTTTGGGTGTCCGCCACGGCTGCAAGCTGCATGTCCGCATGCACGGACATGACTACCAGGTGAGCTTGCCGGTTGAGGCGATCTGCCGCAACTGCAACGCCTTCAACCAGAACTGAAACGACAGCGGGCGCCCAGGAGGCGCCCGTGCTGCTTTCCAATCCTTGCAACTCCAATGCGAGCCCCCGTGAGGCGCCAGACGCCCGGCCGAAAGGCTGGACGTCATGCGTGCCACTTGGCCCATGTTGCATGCTTCCCTTGTCGGGGGCCTGAACCGTCGATCTTCCGAATCCCAGTTCCAGGAACTGCGCGCGGCGGCACCGATGCTGTCGGTGTTCCTCGAACCCTCAGAACTTCTTTTGCACCAGCACGATATCAGCGCTGACCACAGCCTGCGGTATGATGTGATCCGTGCGCTCGTCGTAACGGCGCAGGGCGACCCCGCCATCCGGTCTTTGGCGACCACGCTTACAATCCTGGCACTCTGGCCAGCGCTGGATGCGGTCCACGGCCGGCTCTGGCGGATGTTTCCGAACGAACGCGCCGACCTCGCCGGCGAACTGATCGCCCGCATCGGCACAGGCATCCTGACCGTTGATCTGACCCGGGTCGAAAAAGTTGCGGCGACACTGGTTCGCAATGTTGCGCGCGATCTCACGCAGGACCTGGCGCGACTTAGGGACCGGGCGAGGTGTCAGATCCAGATCGATGACGATGCTCTGGGGACACTAGGTTTGCAGTGTCTCCGAGCCGAAACGCCTTCGGACGGGGAAGACGTTGCGATGGATTGCCTTGACGTTGTCAGTGCAGCGGATCGGGACCTCCTGCACCGGGTCGTCCAGTCTGGTGCAACGCAGCAGGAAGCAGCTGGGGCGCTTGGGCTTACCCATTCCGCGACCCGGAAGCGGTACCAGAGGGCGCTGGCAAGCGTGCGCAAAGAATATTTGCGCCGCGTGTCCCATTCGACTCCCGGACTTGGCCTTTACCCTTTGAAGGATCGCAAAGGGCGGTCCGGCACGGAGATCGGATCATGACGGATACGGAAGAAATGGAACGGCTGCCGGGCTACTACCGGCCGTGGGATCTGGCGCAGGTGATCCTGGCCGGCCGCAGCTACCGCATCGAGGATGTCGGCGTGATGGCGGACGGTGGCGTACTGTTCGCCGTCTACGTCTGCGTGCTGCAGGCGCTGACCTGATATGGCTAGTCCGAACACCATTCTGCCCGTGTGCCCGGACGCCTTGCATTCCCGTCTGACGCGCGAGGAACTGGCGATCCTGTGGCGGGTCAGTGCGCGCACCATCGAGCGCCGCGAGGCGTTGGGGATTGGTCCGCGTCCGATGAAGATCGGTGGCCGGGTGCTGTACCGCCGCGAGGATGTGCTGGCTTGGGAAGAAAGCCTACTGGTAGCTGGAGGGGGTGGACATGACTGACCCGGTTGTCATCCAAGCGACGGCACAGGACACCGCCGCAGGGCAGGACGTAGCGGTTGCCAGTCCACGGCCTCCGGCGCTGTTTCCAACTGGAGCCGGCCAGCACCATACGCAGGCGATACTCAGGTCCGACGGCAGCGTGAACACGCCGCCTTTGGCGGGTACGGCTTACAGTATCATCACGGCGTCCCAGATCGCAGCGATGGTCCTCGCGCCGCAAAGTGTTCCGAAGGCCTCTGCACGGTGGTTCATGCCTTCGAGCTACCACGAATGCGATGCCCGCGAACATGCGGTGCAGCGCGAGCGCGGCTCGTTCTGGTGGCTTTGCGTCGATATCGACGGTAGCAACCTGGCGCTCGACGATGTGCGCGACGCACTGGCCGGCGTCGCGCCGGGGGCCGCAAGGCTGATCTATGCGACGCGATCCTCAACGGACTCCGCGCGGCGCTGGCGTGTCTTGTTGCCATTGCGGCACCCACTGCCGGGTCTGGACTATACCGATACGGCGCTGGCCTTCTTCGCTCTGATTCAGGAATCCAGCGGTGGCAAGTGTGTAGCGGACCGCAAGCTGGCACTGACTGGTCAGCTTGTTTACCTGCCCAACCAGGGCGAACACTACGAGCACGAGGTGTTCCATGGTGCGACGCTAGACCTGACCCCGGACCATGCCGTGATCACGCGGCGCGAAACCGAACGGGCGGTGGCTGAAGTGGCTCGTCAGGAAGCTGCGGCTCGACGCGTCAGTAGGGCAGCGGAGCGCCCTATGGTTGGGGATGGTGCGACGCCCGTGGAACGCTTTAATGCGGCGAATCACATCGGGGATCTGCTTGCGCGCTATGGATACCAGCGCTTTGGGCAGACCGACAGCTGGCAATCCCCACACCAGACCAGTGGAACCTATGCCACGAAAGACTTCGGCGACCACTGGGTCAGCCTTAGCGGCAGCGACGCTGCCGTGGGGCTGGGGTCAGCCAGCAGCACCAGCGCCAGATTTGGCGATGGCTTTGATTTGTACGTCGCCTACGAGCATGACGGGAATTTTGAGGCGGCGGTTCGGACCTACGGTGCAGAGTGCGATCAGGTAAATGTCTCTGAACTCTTTGCCCGGATTTCCGGTCTTGTTTCAGGAACGGTAGCGCTGCACGCGGTCGATCAAGATCAAGGGCAGCCGGACACTGCCCCAATCCCGGGCGCTAGATCGGTGGGCGAGAGCACGGCAGCCCCTGACACCATCCAACATCGCCTTCCGACGCCCTTCCAATGGGTGGAACCTGTGTTGATCCCGCCGCGGCCTTGGCTGTACGGAAGGCATCTTTTGCGCCGGCAGGTGTCTGTGACTGTAGCACCTGGCGGGGTGGGCAAGTCATCAAACAGCATCGTCGAGGCCTTGGCGATGGCCACCGGCAGGCCACTCCTCGGCGAATGGGTTCATGGTCCACTGCGGACATGGATCTACAATCTCGAGGATCCGCCGGACGAATTGCAGCGTCGCGTCACGGCGGCGATGATTCACCATCAGATTGGTCCCGACGCATTGGGGGGCCGGCTGTTCGTCGACAGCGGCCGAGACAGGCCCCTGTGCGCCGCCGTGCAGTTACGCGCGGGGACAGTCATCAATGTGCCGGAACTGGACGCGCTGTGCGCCGTGATCCAGGAGCGTCAGATCGATGTCCTGATCGTCGACCCGTTCGTCTCGTCGCACCAGGTGAACGAGAATGACAATGGTGCCATCGACATGGTGGCCAAGCAGTATTGGGCCGTGCTGGCACAGCGGTGTAACTGCGCGGTCGAGTTGGTGCATCACACCCGCAAACTCGGTGGCGAAGAGGGCACCAGCGAGTCTGCCCGCGGGGCGTCTGCGCTGCTGGGAGCAGCACGCAGCGGCCGGGTCCTGAACAAGATGTCCGTGGAAGACCGCGAACGCGCAGGTATCGGTGGCGCGGACACAGCGGTCTACTTTGCCCTCGTGCGTGACAAGGCCAATATGGCGCCACCCGGCAAACGTGAGTGGCGCCGGGTGTTGTCCGTAGACCTCGGAAATGGGGACAGCGTCGGCGTTGTCGAGCGTTGGGAATGGCCTGACGACTTCGCCAACCTGTCTGGTGCAGACCTGTTCAAGGTTCAGCAGGCCATCGACGCTGCACCGGAGCCCCTGCGCTTCAGTGATCAATCTTCCCCGTGGGTGGGTGAAGTCGTCGCTGTCACCTTGGGGCTCGATTCCCAAAGCGACAGAAAGCGGATCAAGCGGATGATCACCACATGGTTGAAATCCGGTGCCCTCGTGAAGCGCGTCATCCAGGACGATGCCCGGCGCGATCGCCCCTGCATCGAAGTGGGCGACTGGGCAAAATGATTGCTCCACCCCTGTGTTCGCGAGGTGGAGCAGAGGTGGAGCAAGTGGTGCAAAAACGTGGTGCTCCACCCCCCACCCCCTAAAGGGGGAGGTGGTGGGGGTGGAGCGCGCCACCACGTTACCGGTGGGGTGGGGCAAGTGTGGTCAAATCGTCAAAACCAATGGCGAATAATGCACCAGATTTGTTGTGGACAACTCCGTTAACCAACATCCCCTCCCCTTGCCTGATTTTCCCGCCGGTGTAAATCTTGCCAAGATGTTCTCATTAACCATGGGAGGCACAGAAGATGCATGTATTCGACGACCTCTCGCCCGCCGCTCTGGCGCGCGAAAACCTGGAAAAGAAAGCCTCGGCCATCAAGGCTTTGATGCAGTTGGTCGAGGGTTCCGACCCGGTTGGGAAGGCGCCTTTGATCAGGGATGCTGCGGCTTGGGTGCATACCGCGTTTTACACCTACCGCTCGGCGATAGCTGACAATGATCCCACGCTGCCGCGTCTGGCCCGCATCGAGCATGATTTCATGGCAGCCTTGGTCGCGCTGAACTTCGACGATCAGTGGCGGCAGCTGCGCCGAGCCTTGGTTGCAATTCTGGCGTTCCCAGAGGTACCGCGCTAAGCGCTTGTGGCGGGCGGCCGCGCGTTGACCGTTATTCTCCGCAATGCAAGTCCTTGGTCGGTCGGTCCGGAGTTTGCAGGGCCGTACACGTTACGCAGCTGCCAACCGCCCTACATCTTCGTTCAGAAGTGGGGTGTCGATGCTGGCAACTTGCAATGGACGAGGATTGAATCATGAAAGCAATTGGGTTTTTCACCGTTGTTGCCATCAGCAGCGCACTCACTTTCGCGGCCGAAGCCAATCCCAAAGGACAACATGGCAACTCCGGGCGCGGCCATGCCAAACACGCCGCCACAGTCAACTGCCCGCCCGGTCTGGCCAAAAAGGACCCGCCCTGCATTCCACCCGGACAAGCTAAAAACTTGGCGCCGTCCGATGAGGACATAGCGCCGGTCGTCCTGATACCGAGTTACCATGTGGGCGACATCCTGCCCGCTGAATACGTGGTCCTGGCGGACCCGCGCGTCTTCAATCCCTTGATCGATCTGATTTATGTCAGTTATGGTAGCTATCTTTACGTGATCGAACGGGCAAGCGACGTGGTGCTGATCCGTCTGGGCCCGACCAGTGACTGGACTTGGGCCTGGAACGGCACCGATGGCACCGATACCACGGGCTGCCCACCCGGTCTGGCGAAAAAGGATCCGCCCTGCATCCCACCGGGTCTTGCTGCGCAGAACGCGGACGATGGAAGCCTTCCGGACGACCTCTACGGCATCGGCGAAGGCCTGCCCGCTGACTATAGCATCGTGCTTGACCCGAAACTTTATGCCCCGAACGACCGGGCACAATTTGTCCGTGAGGGCGATGAGATCTACCGGGCCGATGCGACCACGGGCGAGGTCCTTGACGAAGTCGGGGTGGTCGGCAAGGTCATCCAGTAGCGTGGCTGATGCGATCGCAGCCGCAAAGGCTGTGATCCTCGCTTTTCCGAAGGCGCCGCTTTGGCATTCAACTTGTCGTCTCCTGTCGCTCCATATCATAAAATGTCGTAAAGACAATGGGTTAGACATATGATATACTCCCCGCACGGCCCTTGCGGCCGAACGGAGGCACAGATGGACGGCGGACACTCCTTGCAGATTACCTACCGCCCGGTGGAGGGTCTGATCCCTTATGCGCGCAATGCTCGCACCCATGACGAGGCGCAGGTGGCGCTGATTGCTGGCTCGATCCGCGAGTTCGGCTTTGTGAACCCGGTGCTGGTGGACGGGGAGAGCGGCATCATCGCGGGCCACGGCCGGGTTCTGGCAGCCCGCAAGCTCGGGATGGCGACTGTCCCTGTGATCGAACTCGGCTATCTCACCGAGGCCCAGAAGCGCGCCTTGGTCCTGGCGGACAACAAGTTGGCCGAACGGGCCGGTTGGGATGCGGCGATGTTGACGCTGGAGGTGGGCGATCTGCAGAGCCTTGGCATCGACATGGCAGACCTGGGCTTCACGGGCCGCGAACTGGACGACCTGTTGCGCGACAGCGGCGTCGATCCGCGCGAAGACGAAGTCCCGCCAGTGCCGGAGGTTCCCGTGTCGCGGCTGGGCGACGTCTGGATGCTGCACCATCACCGCCTGATCTGCGGCGATGCCACCGATGCTGCCACAGTTGAGCGACTGAACGGCCCCATTTGCCCGCACCTGATGGTCACTGATCCGCCCTATGGCGTGTCCTACGACCCGGAGTGGCGCAACCGCGCAGGGGCTTCCGAGACCAAGCGGGTGGGCAAGGTGCTGAACGACGACCGGGCCGACTGGCGCGAGGCTTGGGCGCTGTTTCCGGGCGAGGTGGCCTATGTCTGGCACGGGGCCCTGCATGCCGCAGAGGTGGCACAAAGCCTGGAAGCCTCGGCCTTCACCATTCGGTCCCAGATCATCTGGGCCAAGGAGCGGCTTGTGCTGTCGCGGGGCCATTACCACTGGCAGCACGAACCCTGCTGGTACGCCGTGCGCGACAAGGGCACCGGCCACTGGTCAGGCGATCGCAAGCAGACGACACTCTGGTCCATCCCCAGCGGCCAGCAAGACAGCGAGACGGTGCATGGCACCCAAAAGCCGGTGGAGTGCATGCGACGCCCGATACTGAACAATTCTAGCCCCGGCCAGGTGGTGTATGAACCGTTCCTCGGATCGGGCACCACGCTGATCGCGGCAGAGACAACAGGGCGCATCTGCCACGCGGCGGAACTGGAGCCGGCCTATGTCGATGTGGCCGTGCAGAGGTGGCAGGCTTTCACCGGCAAGGAGGCCGTGCTCAATGGCAGCGGCCAAACATTCCAACAGGTCCAAGGGAGCCGTGAGCGCGAGGTGACAGCATGACCGAATTCAAAGCGCCTATTCCGCTAAAAGTCTGGATCGGCGGCGTTGCGCTGGTGCTGTTTGTCAGAGCCGTGATGGCGTTCTGTTTGGCCTGCTTGTTTGATGTGCTGCTTGGATCGCAGGGTCACTTGCTCGACCTGTTCGCCATAATCATCTTCGGCGGAAGCCTGCTGGAGGTCACTCCTGCGCTCTGGGCATGCCTGCGTGCCAGCAGGGCAGCTAGCGTCAGGTCAGAACACAGCCCGCCCCAGACTGTGGCGCCCGACGTGGCCGAGGACCGGACTGCGTGATGGCACGTGCCCCCTTGCAGATGAGCGATGCTCAGAAGGCCGAGGTAGAATCCCTCGCGGCTGTGCTGACAACGGAGCAGATCGCGGACTTTGTCGGCATCGGGCGCAGGACCATCTACGACCTGATGGCGCGCGACGAGGAGATCGCCGCACGGTACAAAAAGGGCAAGGCACGTGCCATTGGCGCCATGGCCCAAACGCTGATCATCAAGGCGCGGACTGGCGATACCACGTCGATGATCTTCTATCTCAAGACCCAAGCGGGTTGGCGCGAGACGGCGGGGTTGGAGCTGTCAGCCGCACCACGGCAAGGTGGGGACCAGAATCCAGACGCGGCGTTCCAGTCCTTCGTAGGTCAGCTCAATCAGCTCGGTGCCCGCTTTGGCGAGGAGGTCACATTGGCAAAGATACCGGTGATCGTCGATGCAGAAGCCGTACCTGCAGTGGTTGCGCGAGCATGAGCCCGGTCGGCGCTCAAGCGCAGGGACCAGGGGGCGGCCTCAATCTCTGGGGGAATCCGCCTTGGGACCGGCTGGATCCTGCGTCTACCACACCCGCGAAATTGGCAACCCGGTATCCCCGGCTGTAACCCCCGACCACAGCAAGGACAAACCCCATGCGCGGACGCAAGCCGACACCC